ATGTGGGAAATTCTTAAAGAACAAGATGAAGCATTTGGGATTGGTGCAGACTTTACGGAGCACAATCTAACAATGACTATGCCTAATGGTGCAAGGCTTCAGCTATTCGGGGCTGATATGAAGAACTTTATAAGAAGGCTTCGTGGAATAAAGACGCCTGGAGTTGGAGTTGACGAGGCTCAGGAGTTTGGGTCTCATATCGAGCAATTAGCAGATGATGTACTGATTCCCACTATTGCAGACTACAAGGATGGTTGGATTGCTCTTACTGGAACACCAGGGCCCATTCCACATGGATTCTTTTACGACATCACAGAAAAGAAAAAGTATGGTTATTCCCTACACTCATGGTCTCTTTATGAAAATCCTTATATGCCTAATGCTAAAGAATTCGTTGAAGACCTTAAAAAGCGTAAGGGATGGAGTGACGCAAGCCCAACTCTATTAAGGGAATGGAAAGGACAATGGGTGCTAGACTTAGATGCGTTAGTGATTAAGTATCAAAAGGAAATAAACGATTATCAATCTTTACCTGAGCCAATAGCAGGATGGGAATTCATCATAGGTGTAGATATAGGGTTTGACGATGCTGACGCTATAGCAGTCATTGGATGGAACCCCAAAGTCAAAGCATCTTATCTAGTTGAAGAATGCATAAATAAGAAACAAGGAATAACTGAACTTGCCATGCAAATAGAATCTCTTATTAGAAAATACAACCCCATTAAGGTTGTTATGGACACTGGTGGTCTTGGAAAGAAGATCGCTGAAGAAATAAGACGCCGTTATTCCATTCCAATAATGCCAGCTGAGAAGGAAAGAAAATTTGAGTTTATTGAACTACTAAACGATGCGCTAAGAACAAGAAGGTTTTTTGCCAAATCAACCTCTAGATTCGTTCAAGACAGTTCACTTCTTAAATGGGATCAGTCTTCAGACAAGCTAAAGGTGAGCGATAACTATCATAGCGACATAATAGACGCTGTTATTTATGCTTTCAGAGAAAGTCTGCACTGGACTTATGAGCCTGAACCGTTCAAACCTAGGCCTGGTAATAAAGAATGGTTGAACCAACAAGCAAAACAAATAGAAGAAGAACTTGTTCAAAGATATGAAGAAGAGAAATCGAATGAGAAGTTTTGGGAAAGTCCAGACTGGGAGGATATCTACAAATGAACGTAAAAGAACAATGGTTTAAAGAATTCATAGAATTAAAACCAGATGCAACGCAGCAAGAGATCTTTTATGCTGGGGTTGAGAGATTCTCTAATGAGTTGGAAAAGATATTTGGACCAGATCTCCCTATGATGTCTAGCGCAGTAAGAAGAATAGTTAAAACAATGCATGAAAGACAAACATGACTGTTCTTGAGTGCAACGTCATATGTCCGGACTGTAAGTCTAGGACTCCGATAGAGTTTAATAAGCCAAACCCATTAGAAAGAGTTGTTTTGTCGTGGAGATGCATGGATTGTTATTGCAGAATGATGATTTTTATTAATAAAAATAGATCTGGGGACGATAATTCATACGAAGTTAGGGTGAAATTGATATCAAGTGGGGTTAAAAATGACATTAAAACAATTAAAAACCTTTCTGAAACTAGCGAAACAGTACAATCTAAAGAGATTGAAGGTAAGTGATATCGAATTTGAGTTCGCTGGGCCTCACATTAAAGTAAATGATGGGCCAGTTGTAGTCTCTGACAAGACAGAGGCTATACCAAACGAAGATGAATTTCTTTATTGGAGCTCAGGGTTTGACATTGAAGAAAATAGAAAGGAATTAAAACTTCCAGTTGAAAATGCCTAGGGGGGACCATGGCTATAGATTACAAAAGTTTTACAACAGACGGTTCACAAGGAAATGAAGGAACATTTAATAAAAAGTGGTGGATGGGAGACAAGAAAGACAGAGCTCAATCCATAACTAAAATTGTAACATTTCTTTCTCAATATGATTCTAAACGCCAAACACAATATCAGATCAGTACAAGACTTTATGGCAATACAAATCTAATCGGCGTTAACGGAATGTCCTACGCTAAGATCACGAGTGTCCAAAGTGCTCTGCGTGATAGGATTAGTTACAATGTCGTTCAGTCTGCAATAGATACAGTTACAAGTAAGATCGCTAAAAACAAACCAAAGCCATTATTCTTAACATCCGGTGGAGACTATAAGATTCAAAGAAAAGCCAAGAAGCTTGATAAGTTCGTTGATGGTATCTTTTATGAAAATCATGCTCACGAGTTAGGTGTAGATATATTCCGTGATTCTTGCGTTTTAGGTGATGGGCTAGTCCATGTGTTCGAGCAACATGGTCGTGTTAAATACGAGCGCATTATTGCATCTGAGTTATATGTCGACTGGGTAGAATCATTCTATGGTCAACCAAGACAATTGCATCGTGTAAAAAACGTTGACCGCGATGTTCTTATGGATTTGTTTCCTGAAAAGAAAAAGATTATTGCGAATTGCAAGTCAGCTAGTGCTGATATGGTTGGGAGTTATCAGAACGTTGCTGATCAAATAACAGTTGTTGAATCATGGCATTTGCCATCAGGTCCTGATGCGAATGATGGTCTTCATTGTATAGTTATTGATTCAGATACTTTATTTGAAGAGAAATGGACTAAAGAATATTTTCCTTTTGCTAAACTCTCATGGTGTAAACGTCAATATGGTTGGTGGGGACAAGCATTAGCCGAACAGATTCAGAATATTCAACTAGAACTTAATAAACTTCTTTGGGTTGTTCAGCGATCAATGCACTTAGCAGGAACATTTAAAATCTGGATGAAGAACGGATCAAAAATTGTTAAAGAACACTTGTCTAATGATATTGGGGCAATTATAGCGAGTGATGAAATGCCTCAGTACTTACTACCCCCAATAGTACAGCCAGAAGTTTATGCTCATATTATGACACTTAAGGCCGCGGCCTATGAACAGGCAGGAATCAGCCAGTTATCAGCGTCTAGTCGTAAACCAGACGGACTAAATTCTGGTAAGGCCCTAAGAGAGTTTAACGATATTGAATCAGATAGATTTATGACCGTCGGTCAAGCTTATGAAAGATTTTATCTCCAATTGGCTAAATTAACAGTGGATGTTGCAAAAGATATTTATGAAAGAGAAGGTAAGTACGAAGTTAAGGTGCCTGGTAAAAAGTTTATCGAGACAATAGATTGGTCTGATATTGATTTAGAAGAAGATCAATACACTATGAAAATCTTCCCAGTGTCTTCATTGCCTCAAGACCCAGCAGGAAGACTTCAAACTATAACGGAATATATTCAAGCTGGGTTTATTAGTCCTAGAATGGGTCGCAGACTATTGGACTTTCCAGATCTGGAGCAAATTGAAAACCTTCAAAATTCAACAGAAGACTATTTGCATGAGATTCTAGAAAAGATTATTGACGAGGGTGTTTACACTCCACCCGAACCGTTTGACGATTTGTCTTTAGCGAAAGAATTAGCTCTCGAATATTATTCTCAAGGAAAATGCTCTGCATTAGAAGAAGAGAAGCTGGAGATGCTAAGAACGTTTATGGATCAAGTTGACTTACTTATTCAAAAGTCTATGCCTCCACAACAACCAATGGGGGGTCCTGGACTGCCACAAGCTAATCCTGAAGCAATGCCACAAAGTCAGTTAATCCCTAATGTTCCAGGGGCCGCATAGATGGGCATTCAAAGTCATAAACCAGGGACAGTAAGATACTTCACTTACTTTGTTATCTTTCCAGGCGATAATGATTATTGGGTAGACCAAACACCTTTCGTTCATGATCTACAGTTTCAATTAAAACAAACAGCGTGGCGAAATGACCCGCAAAAGTGCAGTGATTTATTAAAGAAGGGTGAGACGACCTGGAAAGACAATAATGGGGTGACGCACAGAGTAGTTATAGAAGAAAAGCAAAGACCGCGTAAATGGGGTAAACAATATAAAACTAGCTAAGGAGACTAAAATGGCAGAGCAACAAGCCGAAGCAGTAGTGAGTGAACCAACATCAGCAGTGCAACCAATAACCGACAAAGTAGAATCTCAAGTAAATGAAACAAAGGTAGAAACAGTAGAAGATAAGCCAAAAGACCCGATGTTAAGTAGCAGATTTGCTGCCCTTGCGAAGCGTGAGAAGTCTATTGTTAGACGCGCTCAAGAAATTAAACAAGTTGAGCAAAAGCTACAAGAACAAGCCAAGACCTTAGAAGAGAAAATGAAAATCTTCGAAGTAGCCAAAACAAATCCTATGGAGGCCTTAAAACAATTAGGTCTTAGCTATCAGGACATTACTAATTTTGTATTAAATGATTCAAAGATAACACCAGACACAGAAATCAAACATGTGCGTACAGAACTAGAGTCATTTAAAAAACAACAAGAAGAAAAAGAGCGTCTTCGTTTAGAAAGTGAGACGCAGCGCGCACAATTAGAAGCACAAGAAGTTATTAATGATTTTAAATCTAATATAAATGAGTTTTTAACATCTAAGCCTGATGATTACGAGCTAACGACGTTACACGAGGCTCAAGAACTTGTGTATGCAACGATTGAAGAGCATTTTAACAATACAAAACGAGTCTTAAGTATTAAAGAGGCAGCTGATTTGGTTGAAAAATACTTAGAAGAACGTATAGAAGCTAGTACAAAGACAAAAAAACTCTCAAGTAAATTTAAATTAGCCGATAGTAAGGCTGAGGAAAAGGCTAGTCCTGCACCTTCAAAGACGTTGACGAATCAAATGTCTTCGAGTGCTCCTAGCATGTTGCCTGCAAAGACTGAATCCGATAGGATTAAAAGAGCAATGGCAGCATTAGAACAAAAAGGATCTTGACGTTTAATTTAAAAGCGTTGAGTCTGTGAATAGCGACCACTATTATGTTGAGCGAATCTAAATTACCTGACTGAGACTAGGGTGAGGTCTCATATAGCAATTTCCTAAATGTCCTACGAGTGAAGCTAGGGCGACTAAATTAAAAATGTATAACTTTAACCAAAAAGGAAAACTATATGGGTTTTTTAGACTTAACAGCGATGAATGCTGCATTAAAAGAATTGTATGACGGTCAAGTGGTAGAAAATCTGGTTTATTCCGATAATCCATTTTTGGCCATGTGCCCAAAGAAAACAGATTTTGGTGGTAAATATAAACCAGTTCCTATCATCACTGGTGTTTCGCAAGGACGATCTGCTACATTCGCAACAGCGCAAGCTAATCAGAGTGCAGCACAAATTGAATCTTTCTTGCTAACACGCTCTAGTGACTATTCGATTGCAACAATTGATAATCAAACAATGCTCGCATCTAAAACAGACAAAATGGCCTTCTTAGAAGGTTCTAAGTTGGTTATTGATAGCGCAATTCGATCAGCAACAAACAGCTTGTCGTCTGCTCTTTTCCGTTCTGGTACGGGTTCAATTGGAAAAGTGAGCACGATTAGCACAGGCGTGATTCAACTTGTTGATATTAACTCTGTTACACAATTCGAAGTTAATATGACATTACAAGCCGCAGCAACAGATGGTGCAACTCCTCGCGCTGCCCTTGGTTATATTATTGCGATTGATCGTGGACTAGGCACAATTACCGTGTCAGCAACAGCACAAGGCGGAAGCGCCGGAAGCCCATCTCTTTGGGTGCCTGGTGATTTCTTGTTAGTGCAAGGTGACTCAAATGCTAAGCTTAAAGGTTTGGCTGCATGGTTGCCTGCTGCTGCCCCAGTTGTTGGTGGTGGTGATAATTTCTTCGGTGTAGACCGATCTGCTGACGTAACACGTCTTGCTGGTGTTCGTTATGACGGTTCTTCTCAGTCAATCGAAGAGGCTTTGGTTGATGCATCAAGCCTGCTCGCGAGAGAGGGTGGAAAACCAAACGTGTGTATCATGAACTTTGCTAGTTATGCTGCACTAGAAAAATCTTTGGGAGCGAAAGTTCAGTATGTGGACATGAAGGGTCCTGCTGAAATTAGTTTCCGAGGTATTATGGTGAATGGCGCTAACAGCATGATTAAAGTATTCCCAGACAGAAGTGTTCAAGCTGCACAAGGTTGGTTGTTGCAGATGGATACATGGGCTTTGGAATCACTCGGTGATGCTCCTCAAATCCTCCGCTATGGCGATGGACTTGAAATGCTCCGCGTGTACAATGCCGATGCTGGAGAAGTTCGGGTTGGTTATTATGCTCAACTCCGCACTAATGCTCCTGGCTGGAATGCTAACGTAATTTTAGGTGCGTAATTAAATTTGAATTGGTAGGGATCGAAAGGTCCCTACCTTTTCTTTGTGAGGTGAAGATGATTATTCCCGATCAAAAAAAATCAGTTACAGTTATTCTTTCGAAGTTGAAACCTGAAGGTTCTAAAGAGCAAGAAGGCTTACCAGAAGAAGTAATAGACGAGCACATGGGAATTTTAAAAGGCATCGCAGAAGACGCCATGCAAGCCATCAAAGATGGATCAGCCCATGATCTCGCCGTTGCTATGAAATCTTTCTGGCAAGAAATGGAACTTGCTGAAGAAGAAGCTGAAGGCGAAGAAGATGAATCAATGGAGCAAGAATAACTAGGGGGGTTGGCCATGGCAACAACGATGTCATTAAGTGATCTTAGGACCGCTGTAAGGCAGAGAGCTGACATGGTCAATTCTCAATTTGTTACCGATGCAGAACTTACAAGCTACATCAACCAATCT